GTCCACGTTCGTTTCGCCTCGGGAACTGGATCAACGAAATCACTAGTCATTAAGTTATCAAATAATGAACTCAGTTCGTCGATAGAATCAGGAACGACCTTGCCTTTCAATCTCTTCGAGATCAACCTAGCTTCACTTAAGAAGTCTGGGAACTCAGAAGAGTCGAAAGCAGTCGACATCCCTCCAGAAAAATAGGCCTCGCCCAAAGCGATAGCCCCCGATTTTCGAAGAGAAAATGGTCTTCTAATTGAACTTATAGAAGTCACCTTCTCTTTCGTCGCGAATCCGAACCCTCCCATATCCTTCGGAAGTCCCAATGGCAACGGGACCTTGCTGAAGAAGCGTTTGAAGGACTTAACGTACTGTCCAAGAGGTATGCTCAATTTCTTACATCGGAGATTCATCTGTTCAAAATTATCAGATGCCGATTGCCAGAACTTGAAGGCCGACACATCGTCGACCTTTTCAGCAACATTAACCTCGCAGTCTACGTTACTTGCCTTCTTCCGACCGACCAAGATCCCTAGATTTACATAACCAACGTCATGCTTTACGCATGCGCGGTATCTATCCGGAACCAATGGAAAACTTCCAATATCGGCCTCTGCCTTCTTAGGTATGAGACCGAAATCGGGAAAAGTTTCCAGGGTTAGATAACGGGAGTTGATCATAGCAAAACTATCGGAGACATACGTCTTTCCGACAGATTCGATCAGACCAACTTCCTGCGTCACCCTTCCCCATTCGGTATATGTCGCGTTATTCCCAATTAGGAGACAATCGTCTCCATTGATCATTAGGGGAATTTCATCTAACGTGAACTTCTTCTTCCAGGTCTTCTCTAAGGCAAGGCGGCAAACAGCCGCATTCACTGCACAGAGAATTGGGAAAGACATGGGATGGCCCATTAACTGGCCATTGTGCATATCTACTACGTGGTCGACTCCTTCAATCTTCCCGCCAGTCAAGCTCTTAATACCGCAATAACTATCAACAAATTGTAAACGTCCACCAAAGAGAGTCTTTTTCAAGATCATCTTTAGTTCAGGATAATCCGAGAACAAAACTTCTGACAACAAAGCAGAAGCAGCCCCGGACAATTTGTTGGTGGCGGCCTTATAGTCTCCACTGATACATTTCATACCAGTGTCCCAATACTTTGCTAACAAAGCATTGACGCGCGACTTAAGGTCATCCACGCCTCCTCCTGTTAGGGAGAAGCATTGGAATTGCTGAAGA